CATTGGATGGAAACATGGGCGGAATTAACTGAACCGAATGATGCTGGAATTCAATCGGCACTTACTGCTAGTGATGGGGTTGAAGTAGGTGATAAGGCAGCTACATTATTTCAAAGGACTACTGGTATGGGTGGAAATCGCGGGCTAGTGAATAACGTAGATGGTGTGAAGAAACTATACATACCCCTTCAATTCTGGTTTTGCCGTAACCCTGGTCTTGCGTTACCTCTTATTGCTCTCCAATATCATGAAGTTAAAGTAATATTAGAGTTTGGTGCTTCAAATACTATTTTTGAAGAAGCATCACCTACTTTATCTGCCGAATTATTTGCCGATTATATTTACCTTGATACCGACGAACGTAGGCGCTTTGCCCAAGTTTCTCATGAATACTTAATTGAACAAGTCCAATACCAATCTTTCTCGGGTTTATCTGGATCATCTTCTTTAGATCTTAACTTTAATCATCCAGTTAAAGAATTAATTTGGACAGGTGGTGTCGATGCGCAGACAGATGGTTTTATCGCAGACGACTCAGGTCCATCTACGCCTGAAACCGTGGGTACAGGTAAATTCCATTTAAAATTAAATGGACACGATCGTATGGCAGAAAGAGATGCTGAATATTTCACAAGAGTCCAAGTAATGGATCATCATGGTGGATACGGAAGTTTGATTAATGATGGTTCAATTGCTGTTTATTCATTCGCACTTAAACCTGAAGAACATCAACCATCTGGAACTTGCAATTTCTCAAGAATTGATAACGCTCAACTTGTAGCTAGTAGTGCTGAAGCATCATATGATATTTATGCCATTAACTATAATGTGCTTAGAATTATGTCGGGCATGGGTGGTCTCGCATACTCTAACTAAATTATTTATTCAATCGCTAAATAATTCTACAAAAATAATTTTAATTTTACAAAAATAATTTTAATGTCTATTAGCTTTAAAATATTTTAAATATTTAAATGCATTAATTTTATCACACCCTTCAATTGATTGTTTATTAATCCAAACACTTATTTGATCTTCTCTTAATGTGTCTAATAAATGAGGTAATACTTCAGAAAATTTTTTACCTTTATGTATCCCGGAGACAATTATAATTCCATCTCCAAGTGAAGAATTATTAGTCTCTTCTTCCCACTCATTTGATGGGTGATCTTCTGATAAAATATCACGAATGTCTGAAACAACTTGTTCTACAGGAGCCACTGCTTCTACTGCCGGTGCTTCTTCTGCTGGTGATTCTTCTGCTGGGGCTTCTACTGCTTCCTCTGTTGCTTCTTCCTCTGTTGGTGCTTCCTCTACCGGTGCTTCTTCTACCGGTGCTTCTCCTGGTGCTTCTTCGGGTGCTTCTTCCGCTGGTGCTTCTTCCTCTTCTTCTGTTGGTGCTTCTTCCTCTTCTTCTGTTGGTGCTTCTTCTAATTCCCCTTCCCCTCCACTGGCGCTTGCATCGGGTTCTTCTTCGGAAGGTTCTTCTTCGGGTTCTTCTTCGGAAACTTCTTCGACAACTACTTCAGAGGATTCGGTATCAACAGCAACTTCGTTGTCGACGATATCACTAATATCTAATTCACTCATTTATACTTAACACTATAAAATTTTTTAAGTAATTTAAAAATATAAGAAGAAGAATAATTATAAAATAATGGCACAAATTAATGCCTCTACAAATACCTCTATTAATGCCGGAAATAAAGGATTAGTTAATTTAGGAAATACATGTTATATGAATTCAGTTTTACAATGTTTAAGTCACCTTTTAACTTTTCATCCACAGAATGAAAACTTTTTTAAAGAATGTGAAAAATTACAATCAGGATTAATGTATGAATGGTTTCAATTTCAGAGGGGAATGTGGTCCAATGAGAATGATACTTGCCAGAATCCATTAAAATTATTGAGATCTTTTAAAACCTTATGCGATGAAAAAGATCTTTATTTTGAAAATTTTAATCAGAATGATGTTGATGAATTTTTAACTCTTTTCTTAGACTTATTACACGATTCTATTAAAAGAAGTGTTAAGATAAATTTAAAAAAGAAATCTGAATCAGATGAAACGAGTAAAATGGTTGTAAAGGGTTTCGAAACTTGGAAAAGATTTTATGAAAATGATTATTCTTATATAGTTGAAAATTTTTATTCTCAATTATTAAGCTTAACTATCTGCCCGGAATGTTATTATTTCACTTCTAATCACGATCCAATTCAAGTGATCTCTTTAGAATTACCTAATGATGCTGAAACAATTCATGATTGTTTTAAGCATTATACAAGAAAACAGATATTAGATGAAAAAAATATGTGGAAATGTGATAAATGTTCTAAAAGAGTACAACCTCATCAGAAAACTTTATTATTTAAAACATCCGATATTTTAATCATCTTATTAAAAAGATATACGACCAGTTTAAGAAAAAATGATAAATATATCCAATATCCACTTAAATTAGACCTTAAAGATTACAATAAAAATTATGGAACAAGTGGACCTAATACTTATAACTTGAATGGATTCTGTATTCATAGTGGTTCTCTGGGTGGAGGACATTATTATGCTGTATCTAAGAATTCATTAGACAAGAAGTGGTATGAATATAATGATTCACATGTTTCAAGTGTTTCAGATGAAAAATTATTAAATTATATTCCTTATTTACTTTTTTATAAGAGATCTTAATTTAACTTTAATTTAACTTTAATTCAATTTAAACCATCCTTCTTTTCTATTTTCATATAGTTTTCCATCTTTACCTTTTAAAACAACATTAAAAGGTAAACATTCTTCACATTTTCCAAGACCTCTTGGTGTTTCTTCTTTTCCTGTATACTTATGAGAACCACATTTACATTTTTTATCATTCTTAGGTTTTTTAGTTTTTTTACTTCTTTTTAATTTTTTAGTTACTTTTCTATGAGCCCTCGACGGGGAAACTGACCTTTTCCTGTGTTTATAATGGGTCGCTTTTCTTTTCTTAGATTTTTTAGTTTTTTTTTCTTTTTTATTTTTTTTATCTGATTCACTCATAGCACTAAATGGTATTCCACCACCATGCTGTTTTTCCAATTTATTTAATCTTTTCAGCATCTATATTATAATTTAGATAATCTTCTTCTTCTTCATCTTCACAATCCGATTCGTCTAAATAATTAATGTTTTCATAAATGAAATAAAATAATTCCATGAAATCTTTATCTTGGAAAAAATTTAAATCATAGTGATCTAAAATTTTCGTAGATTCTAAATATAAACTATTTATTTCTTCTAAATATTTCAATTCAAAATAATTGTAATCATATGATTCAGTATCTATGATATCAGATTTAGAATTATAAAGATATTTTTCATAAATCATATCTTTAAAAGAATTATTAAAAGAATCTTCGTCTGTTACGAGAGTATATTCTTCTAAATTATACAACCATTGTAAAATATTTTCACACATATCATTTAGAAGATTTTCTATCTTTAAAGAATATTCATATTTAATATTAGTATTCAACCATTTAGTTTTACCGATTTTTAATTGTGTAATTGGTACAAGATTTATAAATTCCGACATTATTAAATTCTTAAATTATATTATTCTTTTATAAACGAAAGAACTTTTTCTCTAATTTCGAATATTTTATCTTCATCTGAATTTATTATTAGAAGATTATCTTTACTTAACCAGTTAAATTCATTCGTTTCAGAGATATGATCTCTATTATTTAAATGATCTTGATAATTATTGGGATAAATCTTTTTAATTCTTTCTTCTTGGACTATAGGATCAACAACAAGTTGAATTATCTTATAACCATCTCCGTGTAGAGCATCATATTCATTCTGATAACGGAGATCGTCCACAATACAATGAGTTTTATCTCTTGTCTGATTGATTATATAATTGACCCATACATCATAATCTATTTCTCTCATTTTCGTCCCGATAGAAGTTAAAAGACTTCTATCCTTTTCTTTCATATTAAAGAGATCTTTCGCAACATCCTTGACTTTTTTACCGAATGAATAAATAATGAATCTACTATCTGTTTCTTTTATAATTTGAGCGAGAGTGCTCTTCCCCGAACACATCTTTCCTGTTATAGCTATCTTCATGTTAAGATATATATATTTAAGATCATTATAATTTTAAATTTAAAAATGGGAAAATTTAAAGGGAAAATGACTTAAAAATTGACCTATATATAAATGTATAATAGAATGCGCGTACTTAAGAGGTCGGGATCATATGAAGATGTTTCATTTGATAAGATCCTTAACAGAATTAGATCATTATGCTTCAGCGAAGAATTTAAGGATGGATTAAATATTGATGAAACAATTTTAGCACAGAAGGTAGTTCAAGAAATTTATGACGGGGTAAAGACTTCTGAACTGGATGATTTATCTGCTCAGAATGCTATGTCTCTGTATTCAACACACCCAGATTTTAAGATTCTTGCAGGTCGTATTACAGTTTCTAATCTTCATAAGAATACTCTTGATAATTTTTCAGATAAAATTGAATTAATGTATAATCATGTTTCTAATGGTATTAAGAAACCTCTTATTGCAGATTATTTCTATAAACTTGTTCAAGAACATAAGAGTATTATAGATGATGCAATTGATTATAGTAAAGATTATAATTATGATTTTTTCGGTTTAAAAACTCTGGAAAAGACCTATCTTTATAAGATTGATAAAAAGATTATTGAAAGACCCCAAGATATGCTTATGAGGGTTTCTCTTTCAATTCATCGAAATAATTTAGAAAAGGCTTTAGAGAACTACCGGATGATGTCCGATCATTATTTTACTCATGCTACACCCACTCTGTACAATGCTGGCTCAAGAAGGGAACAATTCGCTAGTTGTTTCCTTCTAACTATGCAGGAAGATTCTATTTCAGGTATTTATAAAACTCTGGGTGATTGTGCGATGATTTCCAAGCATGCGGGGGGTATAGGATTATCTATTCATGATATTAGAGGTACAGATTCATATATTTCGGGGACTAATGGTCATTCCAATGGTTTAATACCAATGCTGAGGGTATTTAATGACACAGCGAGATATGTTGATCAGGGTGGTGGAAAAAGGAATGGTTCTTTCGCGATTTATCTTGAGCCTTGGCATTGTGATATATTTGAATTTATTGAATTAAAAAAGAATCATGGTAATGAAAGTGAAAGGGCTCGGGATTTATTTTATGCTCTATGGATTTCAGATCTCTTTATGGAAAGAGTAAAAAATAATGAACAATGGTCTCTAATGTGCCCGAATGAATGTAAGGGTTTGAGTGATGTCTGGGGTGAAGAATTTAATAGTCTGTATTCTAAATACGAAGAAGAGGGGAAATACAGGAAAAAAATAGATGCTAGAACACTCTGGCAATCTATACTAACTTGTCAGATTGAAACCGGTAATCCTTATCTCCTCTATAAGGATGCTTGCAATAGGAAATCCAATCAACAGAATCTCGGAACAATAAAATCTTCTAATCTCTGTACTGAAATTATTGAGTATACAAGTCCAGAAGAAACTGCTGTATGTAATCTGGCATCCATTGCTTTAAAGAAGTGTGTAGTTCCGAAAGATATCGGTAATTTAGAGTTAGTTATTTATTCGAAACCCGATTGCGTTTATTGTCAATTAGCGGAAGGTTTATGTAAAAAGAAAAATATTTCATATGTAAAGAAACATTTCACCGAATTAACTTCATTGTCGGGGACTTATCCACTCGGTGTTAAATTTCCACAGATATATATCAATAAAGAATATGGACAAGATCATTTAGGTGGATATACCGAATTAGAAGAATATGTTAGACCTATCTATGATTATGAAAAACTAAAAATGATAACTAAAAAACTAACCCATAACCTGAATAATATTATTGATTATAATTATTATCCAACGAAAGAAACCGAGAGATCCAATCTAAGACACAGACCCATTGGTCTCGGTGTTCAGGGATTAGCGAATGTATTTTTAGAATTCGGATATTCATTTGATTCACCCGAAGCAAGAGAATTAAATGACAGAATATTTGAATGTATTTATTTCTCATCATTAGAAGCATCAATGGAAATATCGAGAGATAGAGAAGAAATTATTAAGAAATATAAACAAGGTTTAAAGCAACTTGAAACCGGTTTCGTGTGTAATGAAGAAGAATTCGTAACATCGGGTGAAATGGCGGATATTAAAGGTAATTATAATATTATTTCCGAGGAATTAGATAGAGAAGAGTATCTAGGTTCATATTCTTCTTACATAGGATCCCCGATGTATCACGGTGAACTGCAGTTCGATCTATGGAAAAAAAATGTAACTGATATTCATTGGAATTGGTCGGAATTAAGAGATAAAATTAAAATATATGGTGTAAGGAATAGCTTACTTGTTGCCCCCATGCCCACAGCATCAACGGCGCAGATCTTGGGTAATTATGAATGTTTCGAACCAATTATGTCTAATATTTATACAAGGAGGGTGTTAGCAGGGGAATATATGATTATGAATGATTATCTTGTAGAAGATTTAATTTCATTAAATTTATGGTCTAAAGAATTAAAAGATAAATTAATTCTAAATGATGGTTCAATTCAATCTATCGAGGGAATACCTCAGAAGATTAAAGACAAGTATAAAACAATATGGGAAATAAAGCAGAAGGTTATTGTTGATATGGCTCTTGATAGAGGTAAATTTATCTGCCAATCTCAGAGTATGAATTTATTTTTAGAGAGTCCGAATATTTCTACTCTTACAAGTATGCATTTTTATGGTTGGGAAAAAGGCCTTAAAACGGGGATATATTATCTTAGAAGTAGACCTTCTTCGAAAGCAATACAATTTACTATTGAACCCGATTGTGTGAATTGTTCTGGTTAGACAATTCTTGATCTTTATTTTTTTCTCCGGTTTCAATCTCTTTTACTATTTCATTAAACATGACAAGACTTTCATATACCATAACAAATGCCTGTATTATAATGAGAATAAAAGGTAAATATGCTATTAAGTATGCCGTCTTTTTAAAACTTTTTTTACATAGGATAAAAACTATTGAGAAATGTAAAATAAATATACCCAATGTTATAAATAATGTCCTTTTATAATTATCAAATGTATCAATATTTAATCTTAAAATTATACCTAAAATCATAAATATCAGTATGATTAAATTGGAATAAAGCGGGGAACATTCTTTAAATAAATCTTTAAATTTAGAATAAATTTTTTCTATTTTCATATATAACAATATCAACTAAAAAAAATTTCATCTATTTCTTTTATCCTCTCCATCTGTGAATTAGTTATTTCTTTTTCGGCTGTAATTATTTTTTTATTTACCTTAGGTGGTTCTACATAATTTTTATTTTCATGTTTCTTTTTTCCTTGAAAGATCTTATTAATATTACATTGAGTCTTTAGAAAAATATCTTCATCTTTTCTTACTTTAATATTAAATTTTATAGGTAAGGTTAAATATCCAATTGCATGATAAACATAAGGTAATCTAACATTTCTTTTACCAGATGTAAAATTATGTTTATATAATAAAAATAATGCTTGTATCTGTTTTTTTATATTATCTTCTCTCAAATTAGCTTCTTCAAATATAACCGACCATACTAACCATATTAAATCTCTGCATAATTTTTTATTTAGACCTTTTATGGGTCTTTCTTCTATTTCAAATGCTTGTTTATTTTTCTTATTTATTTTTTCCCATTGAATCAACCACGCAACCCAATAACACGAATGTTCGTAACCACCAAGATTATTTTTCAAATTAAAAAATAATTCATTCATTATTACTCTTAACTCCTCTGGATCTGTGAACTTAATAATATGACTGGGTAAGACTTGCATCGTCGCATTCATTTTAGATTTTATTGCTGAAAAAGAATAATCGGTATCTTCCTTCGGTTTAGGATATTTATCATACCTTTTAGACTTGGGGGACATTGCTATTGTTACGGCAACATCACACAAACTGTTCCGAACAGACTGTGTATTTCTTAAATGAATATATTGTTTTCTATCTTTTTTAGATATGTGATCTATTGAATTCATATATGAAGAATATTTTAACCATAAAAATTGTGGTAACTTCGGATTATTTATGTGAACTATTTTAGTTGCGAATATTATTAATTTTTCAAATAATTCCGAGGTGTAACCCGAAATAATACATTCCGTGACCCAGAAGCAAGTATTTTCAACTTTCCCAGTTTCCATACTCTTAGCTAATTCATTGAAAACATCTTTTTTTTTAAATTCTGAAAAAGTTTTCTCCTTAAATTCTTCCAGGGGTCTGGGATCAATTATTAAATAATCATTATTCATTATAATAATTATCTGTTTTAAAAATATAAAAAAAAAACTTAATTTATTCATTAAATTCAGTTTCTTGTTCTTCATCGTAATCATCTAAAAATTCTTCACCTTCTTCGTCTAAATCACCTTGCCCTATATATCCATCCTCTTCGGGATTTTCTCCATTTTTGTCTTTCTCTTCTCTGAATTGATCTATATTTATCTTATCAGCAATATCATCGAATTCAATATCGGAACCGAAGATCTCTTTTAATCTTTCAATTCTTTCACTTTCAGAATGAGAAGCATAATCATCACTATTAACATATTTTTCAGCTGATTCAGATGATTCTTTCCACCAATTAGATTGACCTGTTTCTTGCTTTAATTTTCTTAAATATCTTTCCTCTGGACTTGGATTATGAACTTTTTCAATATTTTCTTGTTTTTCTCTTTCCTTCTGTTTAGATAAACGATTATTAAGACTATCTTTATTTTTATTCATAAATAACCATGTTGTATCGTAATGTTGAAATAATAAATGAGTAATTAAATCCATAAAAAATTGTGAAATGACTTTAATACTTTCTTCAATTAATTCTTCATCTCTTTCTTCCAGTGATTTAAATAATAACATTGAATCATTTATTATTTCACCTTGATTGGTCTGAAGTCCTCTAATGTATTCCATAATCTTGAATAACATATTGATTAATAAATATTTGGCATAAAAATCTGAATATGTATCTGTAAAAAGATTTCTTTTATTCCCCTTTAAATATTCTAAATGAGAAAATGTATCGGATATATGATTAAATAACCCACTGAAATAAATATGATTTTTTTCATTTTTATATATATTAAATCCTGGATAATTATCATTTCTCGGTTTTACGAATATTCTATTATGTAATAAAAGATTACTCTTAATATTTTCGTCATCGTCTTTTTTCTGAAGGAAATTCATAAAACTATTTTTAATTGAATCGGTTAAATTCCATTCTTTCGGTATATTATTCGTTAATCCAGTTGAGACTGGATCTTTATTTAATTTAGTTATAATATTCTGAATATCTCTCATATAAATTAAAATATCTCCACAATCAAGATTCGATATAAAATCTGTTAAAATAGTTTCTATGTTTATTTTAATTCTTTTACCCGAACTGAATACACTTTCAAATCTTTTTTTCTGATTAGACGTTACATCATTGCTCTCTGAAATAAATTCTGATATCATTGAAATATTATAATCATTAGTCTTAATATATTCGGAGAAAATCTGTTGAAAATATTCATCAAATAATTTTACATCTTTATTATCTGTTAATTTTGATATATACTCTTCCGTAATTTTAATATGAATTGATGTTAATATATCGCGATCAAGAGGGGGGGATCTGGGATCAGTTAGTGCATTGGGTAATCTTTTCAACGATTCTTCTTTAATTTTATTTTTTTCTTCATTTAATTCTATTTCTTTGTCTGTTAAATATTTTAAAAATCTATTATCGGTATTAGATAAAATTTTAGTAATGGTATAATGATCATCTTTAGTATATGATTTCTTTATTTCAATAACTGGATTATAAACTAAACTATTATCGTTTCTTTCTTTTTCTAATATCCTGAAAAAATTATCTTGATTTTTAATTATTTCTTTATTTTCAGTTTTTTCAATTATTTTCTCTAATAATGATGTTTCTAATAAATACGAATTTAAATATAATGAATCATCGTATTTATGAATGATATCCCCCTGTTTATTGAAACGATATTTATCGAACAATTGTTCTATCATATATTTTTTCATATCTTTAAATGAAACCATAGGATAAACTACGGGTAATATATGTTTATAAATTCTTTTAGGTCTTGTATTTAACTGATGTAAATCATAATTATTTACAGAATTATGGATAAAACCATTACAATTCTTTTCAATATTAAAACATGTGTCAATATAATTATTATTTCTACTATATAATGCGAATAATTGTGGAATAATTTTTTCCCTTAGTATCTTAAAAGAGAGTGGAGAGAATGATTGAGTATCATTTCTCCATCCATTATTACTTAATATTGTTTTAATTCTTTCACTATCTTCACCCGTAGTTTCTAATAAATTTTGAAATAATAAATTCATTAGTATGTTAGATTCATGAATACCATAGCAGGAAATAGTATATCTCAATATTTTTCTAAAAGATGAATTCTGTAAAATGCTAACATTCGGTAATGCCATTTTTTCAGATAAATTGAAATCGTTTAATTCTATTATAGGTCTTATAATTGAAATATTTTCAATAAATGGTTTTCCGTAATGTTTTCTTAATTTATCATCTATGTTAATTCGTTTTAAGAATTCATTTACAATAGTAACATATTCACTATTCTGGAGAGGTTTGAATGTGGGCCATTCTTGTCTTAAATAATTTCTTTCCTGACTTTTTAAGAATATATTATATTTTTCTTTTCTTTCTAAGAAAATTGGAAATACCGTACTATTACAATAAAAAATAGTCCTTAATAATTGGTCGCCAATTTCATTCATATCTTTATTTTCAACAATTTCTATCATAGAATCAAATAATGGATCTCCCTTGTATTTCGGTATAATATTCTTTAATTTTTCAATTAGATATTTTATTGTATCCTCGTTTATTTTTTCATTTTCATCTATTATTTTAAAATCTATATCCCTTCTTAATCTATAAACCGGTACAGCTGTCTGAATAAATAAAGATATAATTGATATATAAAATAATATCTTATTGGTATTTTTAATCCATCCCTGAAAGTCGGCTATAATTTTCCCCTTTTTCTTTTTTAATTTCTCTAATTTCTTCCCTTCTTTTTCTGAATCACCTTTAATCGTTTTTTCTTTCTTTTTTTTTTTTTCTAATAATTTATTTAATCTTTTGTGAATATCTGTATCAGTTATACCTGTCATTTTATATCTGGCATCTGCTAAAATATTATGATCCAAATAATCATAGCATAATATAATATTATATAGATCTTCATCTTCCAATTGAACACCTATCATATTGGAAATTATCGACAGATGTTTTACCATATCTTCTTTTTTAATCAATTTTTCCATTATTTCTCTTTTTTTCTGTTCCTCCTCTTGTGATTCTATTTTTTCATTGCTCTGTATAGGTTTATCATCGCTAAATCCCTCCAATGTTGAAAAATCTTCATCACATAAGTATTCACCGCATATTTTACAGTAAATATTTCCTTCTCGTGGGGGAAGTCCGAATTTAGAACGTAGTGTATCAAACATATCATTAGAATTTTTTATTTCACATGAATAAAGATAATGCTTACATAATAATTTACGCCCAGTATATTTATTATAAAGGAAATTAGGATCTTCTATTCTTTTATCAGCATTTCTCGTAAAAACATTAATAAATTTTTTCATTAATTCATTTTTTCTATCCTCTTTTATCAAACTGAATATATAATCTTTCGAAAGAGATACTTTTTTATTATCTGTCAGGGGTTTATTTCTTGATTTAAATTTATTAAATTTTCTCTTATTTTTTTTCTTATATTCTTCAATATGTTCTTGAATATTATCTTCTAAAAGATTATCTATCTTTTTTTTATCTTTTTTATCCAAGTTAAAATAATCCAATCTATATTTATAAAATAAATTATGTATATCATCTATATTTAATAATTTATTACCATACTCACCTTGAATAATATAATTTATTATTTCATTTATAGATTTAAGATTGTTGTCTAATATAATTTTCAATTTTTCTTCATTTAATTTTTCGTCAAAATTGTGGGAAATAAATTCATTTAAATCTGGTTTAATTGAAGTATCCAGTGCCAGATTATCTGTTATGAAAAGATCTTTTAATTTCTTAGTTTTATATTTCGCTAACTCGGACCATTCTTCATCTATTAATATTTTCTGAAATAATGTAATCTTATCAAATAAAGTATAATCATAATTGAAATATTGTTTTTCAATTTTAGGTTCGATTAATCCAGATATTAATATATTATCAGAAGGAAAAATCGTAACTAATTCTGTATATATTTTATTCATTTTATCATATTTATCTTGAGGAACAATTAATTTATTTTTAGTTTTTCTTTCATTAAATGTTGAATCTTCAGTCCAAGAACCTTCTCTAACAGTATCACCAATATATTCATCTGTCTGAAAACCGTGACCCTCTTTATATTCAAATGGACATAATCCTAACGTATTCTGTTTTATTAATTGTTTATATGTAATTTCACCAATTGTTTCCGATGATTTTATTCCTTCTATTAAATGATCTATTCCAGAATTATCCAGTGTGCTATTAGAAAAAATAGGTAAAAGATGAGAAGGAATAATTTTTTCTTTTTTTTCTGTATATCCTTTTTCAATTAAATTATATATTTCTTGAACTATTTCATATAATTCTTCTATTCTGTTATCATTATCATAACAATCATATTCTCTTATTAAATGAGATAATAAATCATCTTTTTTTCTTGTTTCCGAATATTCTTTTTCATATTCATCCTTCGTCTCAACTTCAAAATATATTTCTTCTTTTTTAGTTTTATAATCATCTACATTTTCAAGTCCTTTTACTTTAACGACTTCTAACGCTTTATATTCTTCAGTTTCATTTATAATATTATTGTAATCATCATATAGAAATATATAAATTTTTTTATCTTTATCTACCAAATTAACCCTTTTTTCATCCTCAAAAATATTTTCAACGATGGTTAAGAATGGTTTTTCTCTATTTTCCAATAAAATGATAAAAATATCTCCGATTGATAATTCTTTAATTTCTTTTTCTATTTCGGGGACATCCCATCCCCCTTGAATATTCTCATAATCTTGAATATTACCACCCCATCCTTCTAAATCAGAGGATTCTTGGTTGCCCCATCCATCGTCTTCGGGATTTTCAATATTATCCTCTATAGGGATTTCTTCCATATGTATAATAATAGAAATAATTTATTTATTTTTTATATTTAATTGTATAATATAAATGAGTATGTATTTATACAGATTAAATCCTTCCGGGTTTAATATATCTGAAACTGATTATGAGATTTTTTACAATGACGGAACACAGATGACTACATACACCCCGACAGCCTTCAGTGATAGCCTCAGTTCAGATGTTATATTATTTGATGTGAATTATTGTTATTACCAAGGAGCAGATCAGAACGTGGTTCCTTGTATTGATGGAGTTAATTCCAGTCTTGTGCCACCTGAACCGGGTATAGAATCTGATATCCCTGGTATTTATCTTATGGATATTAATTCCTCGGGTACATTAATATACTTAGGTAAAATTAATAGTTTTAATTTTAATGGTAATAGAAGTGCTTTTCATCCCGTTGGGATCGGCACGAGAGGAGACGGGGAAAGTAAGTCAGTTTACATGGCAGGTGTAAATTTTACCCCCAACGCGAAAAATAATATATTACCAGGATTAGAATATTCCATCATAATAGATTATTCTAATCGTAGACATAATTTTTTCAATGGAATAACATTCGCGAATGACACTTGCGAGTGGTTCGACTGCAGTGGGGAGACGAATGACCTTAATTCTAACCCAGGTTCTGTCACCTGTATAACAGGGTGCAATGCAGATGAGTGCTGCACCGTTTCTCGGACCGTAACTCGGGACCAAGTTGAGACTCAATCTGATGCGACTGAACCTAATAATGAACCTAATAATGAATCAATTTATTCTTTTAGTTCGCCCATAGGAGATATGGATTTTAGTGGTCATTGTTTAGATTCAACGGGGGATAATAAAATAAATACAGAGGATTTACTTCAAGACTTGAGATCTAATAGTGGTGACTCTCACCCTTGTGGCTATGATTATGAAGATGCTGTATTATATTATAATATTAATTATGATCACATTCAGGATGGAGCAGAACTTCAAAATTCTGGAGACCATTGTTCCGATTTATTATTCAATGGATCCGTAGTAAATCCAACCATTTTTCATGGAAGTATTATTCAAAAATTACTTAAGAGGGTTGAGGAAAAATATAATACAAATATAGATACTCATATTGATCTCGAATCGAATGTTATTCCAGTTGAGGTATCAAGTTTATTAAATGATCCATTATTTGATCCGACGGATCCCCAAGATGTGTCATTATGTCAGAGATATAATTATCTATATAATAGTTCTTGTTTGAAACACCCGGATAATGGTAGACATCATCCATTATTAGACAGGATTAAAAATCATTGTTCGCATTTAATCGATAATATGAATCCCTCACCACAATTTGATGGACAACTATGGTTAAATTTATTCCCTAGGACATGTTCACCCCCCCCTGATACACACGAAAAATCGGGTGGTGAATTAAGTGAAGATTACAACTATAATTTTTTCGATAATCAATTCAGTGGTCCGTATGGAACACAATCAAGGGGAATTGGACCCACGAATAATATACCTTGCCCGAGTCCATATCAAGGTGAATATTCATTAACTTGCAATTATACGTTAGATCCAGGTATGTCTACATTTGAATTTATAGAACAATGTAGTAGCCCCCCTGAGATGAATTTAGAAGTTCCCCCCTCTGCTCCTGCTCCTGCTGGCGAGTCTGCTGCTGCTGAGGCTGAGCGGGCTGCTGCTGCTGCTCTTGATACTGCTGCTGCCCCTGATACTGCTGCCGAGTCTGCTGCTCCTGATACTGCTGCCGAGTCTGCTGCTCCTGCTCCTGCTCCTGCTCCTGCTCCTGCTCCTGCTCCTGCTCCTGCTCCTGCTCCTGCTCATAATTCTCGTGCTCCTACTCCCGGCGGTGATCCCGATGGGGATTCCCTTATTCCAGTGATATTGGGCGTGGTGGCGCTGGTGGCGATAGTGTCGGTGATTGCATTCTTCAATTGGCGACGCCTTCATAAGAAAAATGGGGATTCGCCAGTGGCGGAAAGTAAATTGAGTCAGTCAATGGTGAAAGGTAATGTAGTGGGTGATGTTACAGGGGATAAAGGTAAAGGGTAAAGGTGTAATGGTGAAGAGATAATATTAAATTTAAAACTATCTAATTAATATTAATAATACAATGATAAAAGATGTCTCAATTATAAGAAAAGAATTAGATGGATACGAAGAAATAGTTTTACCCTTTGATTTTATGAAAGGTTGTTCTGTAAAATATATTACCTTAAAAAAGAAAAATAAAGAAGAAGAAGAATCTTTTTATCCGGGAGGGGAATTTATAAGTATGGGGAATGATTGTTTAATACTTAAAAAAGGACATAGAACTTGGCAAGTCCCTTGTTGTAAAAGAAATAAAGATGGTTCTATTAGATATTCAACGCGATTTTTCGTTAAAAGTGAAGAAGAAGAAAAATGTTATGCGAAAGTAGAAGAATTAAATGATGTTATAAAATATCAACAGAATATTATTGATACAATAAGTGAAAAATTAAAAGAATTAGAATTGGTTAAATACCAGATAACTGAAGAAAAGCATAATTATGAAGATCTTTTACAACAGAATAGATTTAATTTAAAAGAATTATCTATTCAATCCAGAGAAAAAGATGAAAAAATAAAAAAATATGAAGATATAATTAAAAAGTTAGCGAATTCACATCAGATGTTTCAATCAAGTGCTTGAAAATCCGGGTCCAGAATGTCCTATATCTGTGTATCTATTAGGTTTCCCTTTAATTTTTAAGAATCTATCTTGAATTTCATCACTATATAATATTTTAGAATTATTTTCAGGATGACCTAATAAATCGAATGGATCTGAATCTTGTTCTTCTATTTCCCCCTGTTTTTCATATAATTGATATTTATCGTCACCTTGTTGGATTATTTCTTGTCCATCCTCTCTTAAATATCTATCATATTTAAAATCTTTTCTATATTTCTTATCTGTAATCGGAGCATGATAAAAATGATCATAACTTCTTAATTTATTTACATCTAAGAAAGCAGAATATGGACCGTGTTGGGGTTCTTTAATAGTATTTTTAATTACTCTGTAATTATAGTTCCCAATTAATTCTTGTTCGGTATTACCCAATTTTACTTTATTATGATTCGCAACGGGATAATAAATATTTCTATCCGGATATTTATTATCTGTATTTAAATTTGTCTGGTGAATATTCGATAATTTATTATAAAATGAACTATAAAAACCTTCTTTATTCTGACATTTTAGTATCATATAAAAAAATAAACACAAGAATAAGATTTCTCTCATAATATTAACTATAGAAAATTAAAAGATTTATTGACCTGTACTACCGAATCCACCATTCCCCCTTTCAGTGTCCGAAAGAGATCCCACTACTTCCAATGAAATAGGTTCTAGTGTAGGACCACATATCTGAAATAAACGAGTACCCTTCTGAATAGTAAATTCAGGAATATTAGGATTAATATGATCTAATGCAACTATAATATTTCCTCTGTATCCCGCATCAATGATTCCAACAGAATTAGCCATCCTGATTGGTGTCTTAGAAATAGATGACCGAGGATATAAATAATATGAAATATTCTTTTCTTCTGAATCATTTAGTCCCTCACATTGAATCTGTAAATCAACCTTCACTCCACAATCTCCATACTTGAGCGTTACATCTTCCGGAAAGAATAAATCTAACCCCGAATCTCCCTCGTTATAAGAAGAGTGACCTAAGTAAATATTTCTTAGATCTTCGCTCAATGCTTTCAATAGTAACTTCATAACTATAATAAATATTATTAGTATAGTTTTAAATTAAAATCAAATTTATTTAAATCATAAATAAGAAAAACTCAGTTTAAATCTTATAATTGTAAGATTTAATCTTCACGGTAAATCTTAAATATGATTATTTAAGGATTCTTTATTAAGATCAAGTAGATCTAAATCCACCCAATTGGGTATCCTTAAATAAAGAAGTTACCTTGTTTTTTAGTCATGACATATTACCACCTCTTAATCGGGAAGATCTTTTAGTAGATCTCCTTTTATTGGATCTTCTCTTGGTAGAAACTCTTTTAGTAGAGGATCTCTTTTTAGTGAGTCCTCTTTTATTTCTAGGTTTTCCCTTTTTACTACCTTTTTTAACAGGTAATTTCTCCTCAGCTTTCCAATAGGGAGTGCCATTCTTTCTTAGTCTCAGGGAATGTTTTATCATTTTACCACCCTTTCTTGGTCTGTATTCAACAATATAACCAACAGGGACCTTTAACTCTTTATAAAAATAAGAAGCAGATGGTCTCTTTTGATACTTCGCGCCTTTCACTACTTTAAAACCTTCACTCATTTATAAATTAACTTAGAATAAATTATTTCTACATAGAGGACAATTTAATTCTTCCGATTTATCTATTCTATTCTTAAACCATTCATTTAAACATCTTTTATGAAAAATATGTGAACAATTTAGTCTTACACACTTGTCATTTTGAATGTATTTTTCTAAACATATCGAACAATCATCCGAAAGATCTTCTATTAATACTTCAGTTAAAGATGAAGTTTTTATCCTTGTTTTGCAATATTTATATATATCACACATTTTAAAGCAATAATAAATAGGCATAAAACAAGATGATAATATTAATATTGGTATCATTAATTGAACTTCTATATCGGTTAAAGTAGAATTACCACGATAATCATAATTATTAGAATAATCGTCATCTTGATAATGATTAAATTTTGTTTCGTAAACAGGATCCATTACTTAAATAATAAGGAGATAATTTATTTAAATGAATAATAGAAATATTATACATAATCATAGCGATTATAATCAAGGATATAAGATTGATACAGATGAAATTAGAAAAATACCTGATAAAGAATGCTGTCTTGTATGTTCTATAATAGTTTGTTATAATTTACTATTTATTGGAGTAATGATTGGATTAATACAAGATGAAGATTTAAATTTAAATTCTACAATATTTTAAGTTGAATTATTATAATGGGAAACACTCCAACGAAAGATGCTCAGCAATCTATGTATTCTTCTTACATACAACAACAGCAAGATCTTATATTTAAACAGCAACAACAGATAAATGAATTATATAAATATAATCTTGAAAGCCAACAGATGGCACCCAATATGTTATTTCAACAAGGTATCGTGAATCAAGATTATGAAAATGGACGAAGAATGTTAGGTAGTGGTACTTTACCTACTCAAGGATCAATGCCTTCTACTCAGACACAATTACCCCAATTACCTCCCGCGACTAAAAAGAAATTAGATCCTTATAAAATATTAGGAATTCCTAAAAATTATGATGAAAAAACATTAAAGAAAGCATATCTTAAAGCAGCAATGAAAACTCATCCCGATAGAGGAGGAACACAGGCGAAATTCCAACTTGTATCTATTGCTTATACTCTTTTAACGAAAAAATTAAAAGAAAAAGATAATTCTCATTCTCATCAAGATCTAAGAAATATGTCTAGAGAGTATACACAACAACAGGCGAATAAACCAATGATAAATACCAATATGAAAGATAATTTTGATTCAGATGTATTTAATAGAATCTATGAAGAAAATAAAATACCTGAGGTTTATGATGATGGTTATGGTAATTGGATGGAAAAGAATACTAATCCTGAAATAGAACAGAAAAAATTATTTCAGAATGGATTTAATAAAGATATGTTTAATGCTACATTCGAGCAATATAAAAAAGATCAATCACAGAAAACCGGTAATCAGATGGTTCAATATAAAGAACCCGAAGTAAGGATATCAATGCAGAATCAAGATTCTTTAATGACACTGGGACAAGATAAAATTAGTAATTTCGGAGGAACAACTGATAATTTATCTTTTACAGATTATAAACAGGCCTTTACCGATGGTTCTATGTTAATAGATACTTCATCTGTTGATATAGGTGATCGTTCTGGATCAATGGATCAGATTAAAGCACAGAGAAGTAATATATCTTATACAATGAATCAGCAGGACGAACAACTTTTCGCATTACAGAAAATAGAAGAACAGAAAGCAGAACAGAATAGAATACAGAGATTACAAGTATATGATCAGAAACACGGTCAAGCATATGAAAAGATTCATTCTATGTTATTAAGATAAATTTACCGAGTATTTAACTAATTAGTTAAATAGTTAAAATATAATGTATTATATAATATAACTAAATGGTTAAAGAATATACTTGTGAAAAATGTGGAAAAGTTTTTACTCAAAAGGGACATTTTATGAATCACCTAAAACGAAAAAGACCCTGTAAGCCAATTGAAAATAAAGTAATAGAAGAAAAGGTTCAGGAAAAATTACAAGAATTATCTGAAAATGGAGAAATTGAAATAAAAAATAAAAATTTGATTTCAAATATTCAAAATAGTAATATAGATAATACTGCAATGGATAATATGAAAATATTTAACGGTGATTGTATGGAGGAAATGAAAAATATTGATAAAAATAGTGTAAATGCAATTATAACCGATTTACCATACGGAGTATCTAAAAATAATTGGGATACACCATTAGATTTAGATAAAATGTGGGATCTGTTTAAAAATATATTATGTAAAGATGGTATTATTATATTAACTGCATCGGGGAAGTTTACAGCCCGTTTAATGATGAGTAATATCGATATGTTCAAATATGATATTATATGGGAAAAAACAGTTAACTCTGGACAATTAAATGTAAATCGTATGCCATTAAGGTCACATGAAAATATATTGATATTTTACAATAAAAACCGTACATATAATGAACAAAAAACAAAAGGAGAACCTTATAAAATAAAAAGAACAGATACAACCGGTGATGGTTACGGAGGCCAGAAAGGTTCTGAAAAAACAAATGAAGGTTATAGACATGCTCGTTCAGTTATTAAAATATCAAATCCAAGAAAAAAAGGAGGACATCCGACACAAAAACCTGTCGCATTAATGGAACATCTGATTAAAGCATATACGAATGAAGGTGATACTGTTTTAGATTGTTGTATGGGTTGTGGTTCAACTGGAATCGCTGCTGTAAAAAATAATAGGAAATTTATAGGAATAGAAATGGAAAAGAAATATTTTGATATCGCTGTTAAAGATATTACTTGTAATATTAAATAGTTAATTAACGCCCGCATTTATATGAACATAGTATAGGTGAACCATTTATCCTTCTCCATTCTTGTTCTATAATATCCGAAAATGGATGATAAATAACTTTATTCATATCATAATATATAACTAACCATATATATTTTTTATGTTTGTCTTCATTGACATCAATCCCATTTTTAAAATATATAGTAGAATCTTCATCTAATTTTTCACAATAGTTTTTTACATCATCTAAATCATCGTCTGAATATATTTCTTTTACATCATTATAATTAATACTTCTTTTAAGATTTTCATGATAAGGTAATTTTTTACCCTTGCCTGAATTTTTTTTCATATATAAACATTTATTATGTGAAATGTTTGTACCTTGTTCATATAGATTTGTTATATCAACAGATATTCCAGACATATCACTTAATCCCTTGGTTTTTGGTCTATATAAATGAGCATTTATTCTTGTCCGTATAGTATCTCCCTGGCCATTATAGATAATATTTAATTCCTTTCCATTGTATCCTATTTTTCTGGGACGATGGTTAAAATCTGGATTTAAACTATGCAATATAGGTTCATCAGTAGCGATCCAGTAATTCCCAGGTAGATTTGGTATTTTGTTTAGATTATCTTCACCCATTTCTAAAAACTTACCACATTTTATTAAATCTTTTATATCTATATTTGTATTGAATGGATATCCGTTTATTGTTAAACCGTATTCTTTAACAATGACTAATTCTATAACACTTTTTTCTTCTTTATCATCTTGT